GTTCTTTGCGACCTTCCGTATGGTGTATTAAATAAATCAAATCCTTCTGCAAAATGGGATAGTATCATCCCGTTTGAGCCTCTATGGGAACAATATAAACGCATTACTAAACCAAACGCTGCAATCGTGTTATTCTCGCAAGGTATGTTTACTGCAAAATTAATGATGTCAAATCCTAAATGGTGGAGATATAATTTGATATGGGATAAAGTGCTTAAAAACGGTTTTCTAAATGCTAATAGGCAACCTTTACGACAACACGAGGATATTTGTGTTTTCAGTAGCGGGCAAACTATCTATAACCCTCAGATGGTTAAATGCGAACCAAGACAAAAAAATCACAGGCGCCATAGAAGTGGTGAAGATAAATTAAATGGCGAATTAACAAATAGATGTTATGGAAAATTTGGAGACGTACCTGATATGATTACAGATGAAAAATACCCAACATCTATTATATCAGTACCGAAACAGCATATCAATGGCAAATCGTATCACCCAACGGAGAAGCCCGTTGCTCTTTTGGAATACTTAATAAAGACGTATTCCAATGAAAATGACGTTGTGTTAGACAACACTTGTGGCAGTGGCAGCACAGGTGTCGCAGCCGTAAATACCAATAGGCGTTTTATTGGCATAGAAAAGGATGATAACTATTTCAATATTTCTTGCGATAGGATAGAAGATGCGATAAACGCGAAAAAGCAGCAATTATTTAAATAAAGATGTTATGAATAAGCAAGTTAGTTATTATATGAATGGATATGATGTCAATTCTAAAAATACATGTAATATTGATGCAATACTAAACCTAATAAAAACAGGTGGAATTAATAATGCAAGTAAAGTATTAGAGATTAGAGGATGTACGGATAAAGAAAATAAATCAAAGTTGAAGATGATGTTGCCTGTAGTATTATTCTCTGGTACATTTACATATAGAAGTGATAAATGTCTGGATCATCTATCATCATTCATGGTATTTGATTTTGATCATTTTGAAAGTGAGATAGAGTTACAGGATGTTAGAACTAAACTTATTGGATTAGATTATATATATTCAGTGTTTAGATCTCCCAGTGGTGATGGATTAAAAGCTATAGTATATACTGACAACTTAAATGCAACATACTATACTAACAATTATATTCAATTACTTAATTATTTTACTACTAATGTTAGTGATAAGGTTGATACGGTAACTACTAATATCTCCAGATCATGTTTTGTTTCTTATGATCAAGACATATATATTAATCCAGAAGTTAAACCATACAAATATACATATTCTAATACGGTTAAGCTAATTAAGATAGATAAGGCTACTGGAAAGAAGGTAGAAGTAGAAAAGAAGCAATCTAAAAAAGATGGTGCATTTTGGAGTCCTGATAAAGAATTTTTATGGAAGATGTATAGCAATATTACAGATGATTCAGTTGTTATAAAATACTTAGATAATTTCTTTAATACATATAGATCTAATGATTCCAAAGAAGGTTTTAGAAGAAAAGGATTATTTTATCAGGCTTGTGATCTATGTTTATTTGGTGTACATATTGATAACGCAAAGAAGTATTTGCTAGATAAGTTCACAGGTTATGGTCTGGATCCAATTAAAGATAAAATAGAAAATGAAGTAGAAGATGCTTATAGAACCAACTTTAAATTATTTGGAACTAAGAGAGATATCCTGAGATCTAAATATAAATCTCTGGGTAAAGTTAGTTTTAATAATGAAGTTAGAGCTAAGACAGTAGTAGTTGTTGATCCAAATAATCCGACGGCAAATGGTTATAAGAAGTGGACTCTTGAGGATGAGACAGAATTAACTAACTATTATAATTCTGGTAAATCTATTGAAGATATTGCTTGTATTATGAAACGTACACAGGGAGCAATCAATAGCAGACTTATTAAGATTGGACTAATAGATGATCCTGAAATACATAAAAACACTGATGGAACAGTCTAGAATCCTAATTTATAGTATAGAATGTGTTGTTAGTAATTAGTTTGATTAATTAATTACCATGCTATTTCTATATTATTTAAGATGAATAATCAGAGGATTCAACTTACTAAAGATAGAGTAAATAATTAATATATAGTTCGGGATAATTATATATTGGTTTACTCTATCTTTCTTCGATCTTAATAAAACATAATGCCAATAATAAATAGACCTAAGAGAAAATCTATCAATACTAATATAGTTGCAGATAGAAGGAAGCAAAGACAGAAGATATATAACAATAAGAAATGGACTGACTTAAGAACATCTAAGTTAATGTGTGATCCATTATGTGAGGACTGTTTGAAAGAAGGTAAGTCTACACTGGCTACACAGGTACATCATAACAAGAGTTTTATGAGTACTAATGATCCAATGGAAAGGAATAGATTAGCTTATGATTATTCTAACCTAGTATCACTATGTACATACCATCATAAACTTAGACATGGAACAATTAAACCTAGAGAAGACGATGATAACAGTAAAGAGATATAAAACACAGAAAGAGTATATTGATAACAGAGATAACTTACCAATCAATTCAATCTGTTATATAGAAGAGACAAAGAGAATGTACTATCAAAGTAGTTTTTAAAACTATTTGAGTATAAATATCATTAAAAGCAATAGGTATACTGTTAAGTGGGGGCGTACCTATTGTTTGAAAAATAGCCTCCAAACCCCGCTTCTACTCTTTGGCGCACACGAATGGCATTTTTGGCAAATTTTTTGGAACTATGATAAAAAGAAGCAAATTAGAAAAACTATATCCTGATGTAAGACCAGAGATAATTGATTATATGACTACAGTTTACAAATATCTTAATGATAGATTTGGAACTGTTAAAAGCGAATGGACAGCGACTCTAAAATTACTAGCTGATAATCTGGAGCTATTATATCAATTAAAGGAAACTATAAAGGAAAAAGGATTAATGGTAAAGGATAGATATGATAATTGGAATAAGAATCCATTATTTCCTATTCTAAACAATGTAACAGTTCAGGTATTAAAATGTGTGGATCAATTAGGATTATCTCCAAAGGCTAATGCTAAGATCAAAGATGGAGAGACCAAAGAGGAATCAGAATCAGCACAGGATTTTATAAATGGACTACTAAACTAGGATTAATGATAAGTGGAATTGATGAAAAATATACCTCTTATGCTGAATCTATTGTATCTGGAAAGATTGTATCTGGAGAGTTGATTATATTAGCTTGCAAAAGATATTTAAGTTGGTTTAATCTATGTGATAGATTTTTTGATGGTAAGAGAGCTGATAAAGTAATTAATTTCATTCAACACTTAAAGCAAACTACTGGAAAATTTAATGGAAAGAATCTAGTATTATCGGATTTTCAATTATGGATTATATATTCAATGTATGGTTGGTATTGGAAGAAGGATAATCTTAGAGTAGTAAGAGAGGCATATATAGAGGTAGCTAGGAAATGTGGAAAATCAACTTTAGCTGCAGCACTAATGTTTTATCATTTGGTGGCTGATGGAGAAAGTGAAGGTCAGATAATTTTTGCAGCCAATAGTTTTCAACAGGCACAACTAGCTTTTAATATGTCAAAGAATTTTATTGAAGATATTGATAGATCAAGAAAATATTTTAAGACTTTTAGAGATCAAATTAAATTTCCATCAACTAAATCTGTTATGCGTGTAGTGAGTGCAGATGCAGATAAATTAGATGGTCTTAATGTAAGTGCTTTTTGTTTGGATGAATATCATGCAGCACCAAATAATGATGTGGCAAACGTACTAACATCATCTGTTGGTATGAGGACACAACCAATGATGCTGTATATAACAACGGCTGGTTTTGATTTAACGTCTCCATGTTATCAACTAAGAGAAACATATATAGATATTCTTAGAGACAAACTAAAGGATGATTCAGTATTCTGTGCAATATATACTCTGGATAAAGATGATAATATCGAAGATCCCACAAATTGGAAGAAATGCCAACCAAATCTAGGTATAACAGTAACAGAAGATTATATTATGTCCCAACTTAATAAGGCTAAGAATTCACCTTTGCTGATGACTAATTTCAAGACTAAGTTGATGAATATATGGTGTGCTAACTCTACTGGAGAATGGATTCCTAGTAAATATATACTAGGTTGTACACATAAATTTGATATAGAAGAGGATAGATTTAATGGTATGTATGGATATTTAGGAATTGACTTATCATCAACTAGTGATATGACAGCAATTTCTTTACTAATACATGATTCAAGTGAAGATAAATATTATTTTAAATACTGGTTTTACTTACCTGAAACGGCACTAGTAGAATCAGTTAATGCAGAAAAATATAAAGTATGGAAATCCAGAGGATATTTAAATATAACATCTGGAAATGTTGTTGATTATGATTATGTAATAAAGGAAATTAAGAAAATCAATAACATTATTCCAATAAATACTATTAGTTATGATAGTTGGCAGTCTACTATGGCAATAATTAAATTAACTGAAGATGGATTTAATTGTGAACCATACTCTCAGTCTATTGGTGCTATGAATAAACCATCTAGATATTTGGAATTAATTACAAGAAATAATAAAGCTGTAATTGATGATAATCCAATAATTAGATGGATGTATAGCAACTGTGAGATTAAAGAGGATAATAATGGAAATATCAAGCCTGTTAAGATCAATAAAAGTAGTGAAAGAAAAATTGATGGTATAGCTGCAAGTCTGAATGCACTGGGTAAATTCTTAGAGCAACCAGCATACAGTAATGAAATTATAGGTATAAGTTTTTAGAATGAGAATTTTAGGTAAAAATTTTGGTAAACAAGAAACGGAGAAACGTGAATTTAGTTACATATCTCCATATTCAGATGCACTAATGTTTGGAAATGCTACTACAAAAAATTCAGCATTGGCAATTAGTGCAGTATACAGTGCAGTAAATCTGATCAGTGATTCAGTTGCTACATTGCCTATACAAATTAAAATAAAAAATGATAAAGGTAAAGATGTACTGGAGAATAATCCTCTTTATGGAATATTCGAAAATGATTTTATGTCAAGATATACCTTTATTAAATCAATAGTTCAGAATGTTATCTTAAAGGGTAATGGATTCGCTTATATTGAAAGAGATAGTCAGAAAAAAGTAATTGGATTGAGATATCTTCCAGCAGAGGATGTTCAGATCTATTATAGTAAAGAGAAAAAAGAACTTTATTATAATTGTGGATATATTTTTAAAGGAAGAATCTATCCAAAGGATATGTTACATTTTCTAAGATATACCACTGATGGAGTAACTGGTATATCCGTATTATCCTATGCAAGAAGATCATTAAATATTACAAACCAAACTGAAAATAGTGCAGAAACATTCTTTAGCTCAGGTTGTAATCTAAATGGAATCCTAACAGTTAATTCAAATCTTAACGAGAAACAAAAAGCAGATATTAAAACTAGTTGGTCGCAGGCATATAGTGGTAATACAGGTGGTGGATTAGCCGTACTACAGGGTAATATGACATATCAGCCTATTAGTATGAGTAGTACCGATGCACAAATGCTGGAATCAAGACAATTTAATGTTGAAGATATAGCTAGATTTTTCTCTATTTCTCCTATTTTACTTGGTGATCTTAGCCATAGTAGCTATAGTTCTATTGAGGCTACAAACATCCAATATCTATCATATACACTTAATCCATATATTGTAATGATAGAACAGGAACTAAATAGAAAATTGGTGGGATCTGGTAGCAATATCTCTATTAACTTAGATGAAACAGAGATCCTAAGAACAAATAAACAGGAAACATCCTCTTATTATTCTAGCATGTTAAACGCTGGAGTACTAAGTATTAATGAAGTAAGGAAAGAACTTGGTTATAATTCCGTTGATGGTGGTGATTCTCATAACATTCCATATTCAGATACAAGTAAAACAAATATTAATCAGAATCCAGAACCAACAACTAATAGTGTAGATAATAATGATAAGAATTTATAATGGTGGTGATATAAAGTTTGATATATCATCCGAAAAGACAAATATAGAAGCATCCGTAAATTATTATATCAAGTTTTTTACTACAAATCCAGATTATTGTATAACTAAAGATAAATCTAGTATTGATACTACAGATTATACCATCTATTTAAATTGGGATGAATTAGTTAAGGTTGGAAGAGGTGTTTTACAATATACCTATTATTATAGTTTGACCAACGAAAAATTTGATGATAAAAAGTTTGATCTTAATAATTGTCTAACAACTGATTATTTTATTGTTAGTGATAC